GGGGCCTGGACGAAGCGCGGGTGCTGCGCAATCTGGGTGTGAAGAATGTGCCCTCGCCCATCCTGGGCCGCTACAAGTGGCCTGGGGTGTTCAAACCGTTCCAGCACCAGAAGACGACCGCAGCGTTCATGACACTGCACAAGCGGGCGTATTGCTTCAATGACCCGGGCACGGGCAAGACCGCTTCGTTCGCCTGGGCTGCGGACTACCTTCTTGAACGCAAGTTTGTACGAAGGGTACTGGTCATCTGCCCGCTGTCCATCATGGCCCCGGCGTGGCAGGCGGACTTGTTCAAGACGCTGATGCACCGCAGGGTGGACGTGGCCTACGGTGACCGCAAGAAGCGGGCCAAGATCATCGCTTCAGACGCTGAGTTTGTGGTGATCAACTTCGACGGTGTGGAGACGGTCCTCAACGAACTCAAAGCCGGGGGGTTTGACCTCATCATCATCGATGAAGCGAACGCGGTGAAGACAGCGACGACCAAGCGCTGGAAGGCCATCAACCAACTCATCACCCCCAATACGTGGCTGTGGATGGCGACCGGTACCCCTGCCTCGCAGGCACCTACCGATGCCTATGGGTTGGCGAAGATGATGGATGACACGTCTGTGCCGAACTACTTCTACGCATTCCGGGACCGAGTGATGCACAAAGTCACGCAGTTCAAATGGAAAGCGAAGTCGAACGCACAGGAGATCGTCAACCAAGTTCTGCAGCCAGCAATCCGGTTCACCAAGGACGACTGCCTGGATCTACCCGAGCTTCTGTACACCACACGGGACGTGCCTCTGACCCCGCAGCAGTCCAAGTACTACAAGCTGCTGAAGGAGCAGTTCATTATGGCGGCAGGGGGCGAGACCGTGACCTCAGTCAACGCTGCTACCAATCTCAACAAGCTACTGCAAGTCTCTTGCGGCGCGGTCTACTCGGACGACGGTAACGCGGTTGAGTTCGACATCACTACCCGGTACAACGTGTTGCTGGAAGCCATCGAAGAGAGCACTCACAAGGTGCTGGTCTTTGTCCCCTTCCGGCACACCATCAAGGTACTGCACGAGAAGCTCAAGAAGGATGAGTACACCGTTGAAGTGATCGATGGCAGCGTGCCCGTGGGGCAGCGCAACAAGATCTTCACTGACTTCCAGACCCAGCCCGAGCCGCGAGTGCTCCTCATCCAGCCTGCGGCAGCTTCGCACGGGGTCACCCTGCACGCAGCCAACACCGTGGTCTGGTGGGGGCCTGTGACGTCGAACGAGACCTACCATCAGGCCAATGCCCGGGTGCACCGCTCGGGGCAGAAGAACCCCTGCCTCGTTGTGCGGCTGTGCAGCACCCAGGTGGAGCGCAAGCTCTATGACGCGTTGGACTTGAAGACCGAGGACATGAGCACCCTGCTCGACCTCTACCGCCAGGAGGTGCTTGACACATCCAAAGTTGCCACGTAAACTCTTAACCCTCAACCCTAGGAGATCCCATGGAGCCCAGTATCGAGGCACCTCAAGTGCCCACTGAAAAACTCGTCAAGGCGTACATCAAGATGCGCGATGCGCGTTCCGCCCTGACCCAAGAGTACGAGGCCAAGGACAAGGCCATCAAGGACCAGATGGAAATCATCGAGCACACGCTGCTCGATGTCTGTAAGCGTGCTGGTGGCGATAGCATCAAGACCAGCGCAGGCACCATCATCCGTGGTGTCAGGACTTCTTATTGGACTTCCGACTGGGAGTCCATGCACAACTTCGTTAAGGAGAACCAAGCACTCGATCTACTTGAGAGGCGCGTTGCGCAGAAAGCTATGGGGGAGTTCCTCAAAGCAAATCCAGACAAGATGCCCAAGGGCATGAATGTCGAAACCAAGTACACGGTTACCGTAAGGAGAGCCTGAATGTCTGAAATGACTCTTTTCCAGAACGGCAGTCAACTGCCTGCACACCTGAAGCGTGGTGAACTCAGCGACCTGACCCGGTCGCTCATGGGCACCAGCAGCAAGCGCATCAGCTTGGAAGGCGGTGTCTTCCGCCTCATCGTCGGCGGGCAAGAGGTTGCCAAGAACGAGAACCGCTCGATGAACATCGTGGTGGTTCGTGCTGCCAGTGCGAACTCCCGTGGCTTCTACGCGGAGAAGTACGTCAAGGGTACGAAGTCGCGCCCTGTGTGCTGGTCCGATGATAGTAAGGTTCCGCACCCCAGTGTGAAGGCACCCCAGGCCAGCAGTTGCGACAAGTGCCCGCAGAACATCAAGGGTTCTGGGGACCGTCCTGATTCGCGTGCCTGCCGCTTCCAACGCCGTCTGGCTGTGCTTCTGGAGAACGATCTGGAAGGTGACATCTACGCGATGGTCATCCCCGCTGCGTCGATCTTCAGCCAAGGCGAGGGTCGCAAGATGGGCCTGCAGCAGTACGCTCGTTTCCTGGGCGGTCACGGCATCGAGGTCAATGCGGTGGTCACCGAGCTTCGGTTCGACACCGAGGCTGAGGGTGTCAAGGTGACGTTCAATGCGGTGCGTCCCCTGGAAGTGGACGAGTACAACTCCATCGTTGCCCGCAAGGACGAGCCCGCTGCCATCGACGCTGTGACGATGACCGTGGGTGAGATGGACGGTGCACCTGAGGACGGCACGGCTGTGCCTGCGCCTGAGCCCGCTCCGGCCCCCATGCCGGTGTTCTCTGCTGCGCCCACCCCTGTGGCCCCTGCGCCCGCTCCGAAGCCCGCTCCTGCACCCAAGCCTGCGGCAAGCGGATTCAAGGTCACCAAGTCCGCCCCGGCCCCTGCGCCGGTCGAAGAGCCCGCTGTGCGTGAAGCCAAGGCACCCGCCCCTGCGGTGCCCGATGTCAGCAACATCCTGTCGCAGTGGGGCGACGACGCTGACGACTGATTGAACGGGGCGGCGACAAGCGCGTGAGCGGGGGCTCCTCTCAAAGGTCTCCTACCCCTGTAATAGTCCCGGGTTGCGCCGGGACCGCCCCACCTACCACCATGCCCTACACCGCAAAAATCATTCGGCTCAACGCCGATGCAGACTCAAGCCTGCTTGGCGTCCAACTGGGGCGGCTCTGCATACACCGGCAGGTCCCGGTGGCTGACGTTGCCCACGCCTTGGACGTGACCAAGGTGGCGGTCTACCGCTGGTTCTCGGGTAAGCGAGATGTGTCGAAGCACTTGCGTGAGCGCGTGCTGGCGTACTATCGTTCCACCCTGCCCCCGGCGTGACCCTCCCCCAGCCAGCTTCCCCGGTGCTCGTTGCACCTGGGCTACTCCCGTGCCCCCATGGCTTTCACAGACTTCTTCAGAAGCATCCTCCCACAAGGCACGCGTTATGTACTACGGCTAATCCACAAACCCACGGACAAGCGTCGCAATGTCTTCTCGTCATCATTCGAGGAGATGGCAGAACAAGCGGAGCAGCTTGTTCATAGTGGACTCGACCTCTACTACGCAACAGCAGGGTTTGGAGCGCAGAAAAAAGCGAACGCAGAGAACGCCGTAGCGAAGCGCGAACTGTACATAGACATAGACTGCGGAGAGAAAAAACCATACAAAGACAAAGCAGAAGGGCTAGGAGCCCTGCGTACATTCTGCACTTCCGTTGGATTGCCAAGACCCACGCTCATCGACTCGGGTAACGGTATCCATGCACACTGGATCTTCAACGACAGCGTCGCGCTACATGAGTGGCATGCGGTAGCTGAGGCTCTGAAGCACAGGTGTGTCGCTGAGAACTTCAAGGTTGACGGTGCCTGCACTGCGGACTACGTCCGGGTACTGCGTATTCCGGGCACGATCAACACCAAGAACGGTGCTACCGTCGCGCTGCTCACGCCGATCAAGCACCATGATTTCAACACGCTGCGCGAGATCATTGGCGTTGAAGTATCCCAAGCGGATATGTTCGCCAAAGCGCGGGCGCTGTCCAAGGGCTCGATAGAGGAGACAAAGAAGCTCTTCGTTGACCCCAACAAGACCAACAAGTTTCACACCATCTGGATGAAGTCTGTTGGCAGCTTCGGCTGCGAGCAGATCAACAACGCGATCCGCAACCCTGAGACCCTTGCCGAGCCGCTGTGGCGCGGCGTGCTGTCGATTGCACAGCACTGTGAGGACAGGGACTGGGCCATACACGAGATCTCGAAGAACCACCCCAACTACAGCCCTGAGGAGACCGAGGCCAAGGCTTCGCTGACCAAGGGGCCGTACACCTGTGAGACGTTCAGGGGGTTGGACGAGGGGCCGTTGTGTGAGAAGTGCCCGCACCTGGGCAAGATCACGTCCCCGATCCAGCTTGGGGCGGAAATCAAGACAACGACCGAACCGGTGGCGGTCAAGGTCGAAGACCGCGAAGAGACGATCCCGGCCTACCCGGCACCCTTCGTGCGTGGGGCCACTGGCGGCGTGTACATGAAGCAGTACAACCCGCAGGGGGACAAGACCGTGCTGGTCAACCCCTACGACATCTACATCTATCGGCGGATGCGCGACAACCATGGTGGTGGCGACACGCTCTGGGTCAGGCACCATCTTCCGCACAACGATGTACGTGAGTTCACGATACAACAAAGCGAAGTCGCATCCAAGGACAAGTTCCGGGACTGCGTAAACCGTGAGGGGGTCATTGCGTTTGAGGATCGTCAACTGAGTGGCCTGCAGTTGCTGTTCAGCAAAATGATCGAAGAACTGCAAAAAGCTGAGAAAGCCGACAACATGCGAGTCAAGTTTGGCTGGACCGCTGATAACACTTTCGTTATCGGTAATCGTGAATACACGCACAACGGCGTCATTCACAGCCCAACGTCCAAGCCCCTAGAGAACTACGTAAACTGGTTCACACCCAAAGGCAATATCGATGACTGGAAGAGCGTAGTCGATTTGTACAACAAGCCCGAGATGGATATGCACGCAGCGGGTGTACTGGCTGGTTTCGGAAGCGTGTTCATGCACCTGTCCCCTGAGAGCGGGGCTGTGCTGAATTACTACTCGAAGAAGTCAGGCACGGGCAAGACCACCATCCTGCGGATTGCGAACTCGATCTTCGGAGACCCTGTAAACCTGATGAAGGACGCGCAGGACACGAAGCTCACGAAGATACACCGCATGGGCTTGATGAACGGCATCATCGTCACCATC